TCTGCTCCAGTTCGCAGTGCATCAATACGGTTTAACGGCACGACCATCTAACAATAAAGATTTCAAAGTGCAATATGCCCAGCGTGAATTACTGGGCTTTGCGGAAGAAGATATTGAAATGATTGAAAGATTTGTGCTTAGAGCTATAGCGGGTAAAGAATTTTAATTGGGTTAATTTACAATTTATGCTCTTTAGCAATACGTTTACGTTCAATTTCTGCTTTGATTTGTTCGGTATCGCCACCAAAAAACCAAGCAACAGTAAAGAAAATAACGAGTGCAGCCAAAATCCAAAATAACCAACTATTTAAATAAATAAGAGGTGCAAGCAAAACAAGCATTACTGCTAACGTGATATACCAGAAATTAATCGCTAAAGATAATGCGCCAACAAAAATATAACTAAATGCGGCTAATACTGCAGTACCAAATGCAATAAGTAAACCAACAATAATTGGCAAACCAATGAGCAAAACAAAAATTTCCATCGTTCTCTCCCTGTTAAGTTTGTTCATTATTTGTTCCTTATTCCTAAAATGTCAAGAAAAAGTGGGTAAAAATGAAAAATTTAGAGCTTACAGTCTTATTAAATGCCATTGATAAAATATCTGCTCCAGTTCGCAGTGCATCAATACGGTTTAACGGCACGACCATCTAACAATAAAGATTTCAAAGTGCAATATGCCCAGCGTGAATTACTGGGCTTTAGTAATAGTGATTTAGAAATGATTGAAGATTTAATTATTGAGCAATTAAGTCTTTAGATTGTGATTTTAATTTGATGTGCTTGCGAATAATGTGAATCCAATAGCAATACACTGCAAGTGCTGCAACACCAAGGAAAAAGTTGATTTCAGCAAGCCAAAGCACCGACCCCATCATCAACATATAAAGAAACAGAACAGGCGCGGCAATAATGCCAGAAACTAACCAAGGCAATGCAATTACACCAAAACCAATTGCAAGCCCAAGTAAGCCAACAAACAGAATAAATAATGAAAGTATTGCAATCATATTTCCCCCTTTTGCTTACTCGATTATTGAGCTAAATAATTAATCTTGTCAATAGAAAAGTGAATAAAAAATGAATAATTTACAACTTACCGTTTTATTAAATGCCATTGATAAAATTTCTGCTCCAGTTCGCAGTGCATCTAAAAGCGTTAATGAGCTATCGGCAAAACTAAAAGAAAGCAAATCGATTCATCGACAACTAAATCAGCAAAATAAACAGCATCAAGCTGCAATGAAACAATATGCTTCTACTATCAACCCATTGAAATCAAAATTAGATTCACTAAATCAAGAATTAGAGCAAGCCAAACAAAAAGCAGCGTCTTATGCTCAATATATGAAGAATGCTCAACATCCTACTGCAGGACTTCAAAAGGAAGTAGAGAAAGCGAAAAGTGCGGTAAAAAAACTCAAGCAAGAACAAATTGATGCAGCAAATAAATTACAGCAAGCACGCCAAGAATTAGCAAAATCAGGCATTTCCGCAGAGAAACTCACACAAAAACAAAGAGAACTACAGAAAAACACCAAAAGTGCAACGGATCAAATTAAAAATCAAGAAGCCGCATTGAAAAAACTCAACGCAAAACAGGCTGCTTACAATCAATACCGCGGACAAGTTGAAACTCTCAAAAGTATTAGTGGAAAAGCACAAATTATTGGCGCCCAAGCCTCTGCTGCAGGTACAACGATCACTGCACCAATTGTCAATTCCATTCGAGATTTTATGTCGTTTGAAGATGTTATGGCGGGGGTTGCTCGCCAAGTTCCAGGGCTAAAAGACAAATTTGGACAATTTACCCCTAAATACGATGAATGGAAAAACAAGATTAAACAGCTTTCAACTGAATTACCTCTTACCACAAATCAAATTGGTGACATGGTTACTGCTGCAGCGAGAATGGATATTCAGGAAAATGAATTGGAAGATTTTATTCGCTTAAATACCCAAATGGCGACAGCATTTGATGCAGAAAACCCCGATGAATTAGTAGAGTTATTTGGTAAAGTACAGAAAAACTTTAAATTAACCACCAAAGATGCCAAAGAGCTAGCCGATACTATTAACTATTTAGATGATAATGCCATTTCAAAGGGGACAGATATTATTAATTTCCTAAATAACACATCAGGAATTGGTAATTTAGTCAAAATTAGTGAAAAGAATCTTGCTGCACTAGGTTCAACTTTATTAACGGCAGGAAACGAAGCCAGTACATCAGCCAAAGCAATCGAAAGTACATTCAACCGTCTAAGTAAAGCCACTAGAATGAAACCCGTTAATAACGGACTAAAAGCGTTAGGTTTAGATCCAAAAGCGATTCAAAAAGCAATGGTAAAAGATGCTCAAGGTACGTTAATGATGATTGTTGAAAAAATAAAAAAATTGCCTAAACATTTACGGGCTGGCGTAATTAGCGATATTGCAGGCGGAAATTATAATACCCAATTAGCAGGGCTTGTTGCCAATACCGAAGAATGGCGCAGACAAATTGAACTGGCAAATAGTGAAGAAGCTAAAAATAGTATGGCTAGGGAATTCCAAACCCGAATGACTACTTTATCAGCAAAATGGCAATTATTTAAAAATCGTTTATTCAATGTAAATAGTTCTGTAGGAGCCAGTTTAAAAGATACGATGACTAGCTTAATGGACGGAGTTGGCTATTTGCTTGATAAAATCCAGACGTGGATTGATAAACATCCTAAATTGACCTCTACTATAGCAAAAACTGCAGCTGCAATCGGGGGAAGTTTAAGTCTATTAGGTGCATTAAGCCTTGCTTTAAGTTTTATACTCTATCCAGCTGCACGGCTATTTTTAGGCTTATCCAAACTAAATGTAATTCTTCCTAAATTTTCAGGATATTTATCATCTGCAGGGCGGCTAATATTAAGAGGATTACTTTCCCCTCTAAAACTTCTGCCTTATATTCTGTCACTTAGCGGCGCAGCTTTTATTGGTGCGGGACTCTTAATCTATAAATTCTGGCAACCAATCAAAGCCTTTTTCGGCGGTTTTTGGGATGGCTTAAAATCAGGTCTCGCCCCCGTCCTTGAAAAATTCCAACCGCTTGGCACTGCATTTAGTGTCGTCGTTGGCTGGATTGAAAAAGCAGTGAAATGGTTTACTGATTTATTGTCTCCAGTACAAAGTACTAAAGAAGATTTAGATGCTGCAGCCAGTGCAGGGAAAAAATTTGGCGAATGGATAGCAGCAGGTATTGATTTAGCTCTCAAACCATTACAGCTATTAATGGATGGCATAAAATGGGTAATCGATAATATGCCAGGTATTCAGGCGGGAGCAAAAATTGTTGAAAATGCTAAACAATCAAGAAATGAAGAAACAAACAAGGTTATCAAATCAGGAAGTATAACTGAAAGAACACTCGATGCACTTTCTGATTCGAATATGTATTCTTCAGGCGGCTACACCGGCAATGGCGGCAAATATCAACCCATGGGCATTGTCCACGGTGGCGAATACGTAATGACCAAAGAAGCCACATCACGCCTTGGCGTCAATACACTCAACGCCCTTAATTACGGCAAACAAGCACTTATTGCAGGCGGTTTGGGGATCAGCGTTGCAACTGCCGCGCCTGTGCAAGTTGATACTCGTGCCCCCATTTCCGCTCGTCCGATGATGACGCAATCCAGTCAGCCCATGAGCGTAAATATCACTATCCATGCCGCACAAGGCATGGACGAACGAGCCATCGCACAACAAGTAGCAAAAGAAATACAACGCATCGAAAACCAACGCCAAGCAAGAGCAAGAAGTTCAATGTGGGATAGAGCATAATCAAGGGCGAAAGCCCTTTTTTGTTGTTTATTGTAAACAGAAGTGCTAGGATCGGCGAAAAATAGGAGGGTATCAATGAACGAAAATGCACCTTTTATTCGTGAAATTATTGACCGCACATCGCAAATAAAAGGCGAACGTGTGAAGGGTGACAATGCCAAAGAAATCAAGGCAAATGTTCAAACCATTTTAAAAGCACAACTTAGAGCCACACAATTAAATGCTAGAACGCAAACATATTAAATTTGTCGAAATCCATCATCTTTTTACGCAAATCAGTCTTGCATTGGGATTTACAGAACAAGATATTGATAAACATTCGACTAATCTCGCTGAATTAATCGCATTATGGCAGCAACAAGAATTTGTTGAAGTTTATGTTGAAAATAAAGACCGTCTATTCGGACGTGCAAAAGACAGCAGTTTAGCCTATGGTGCATCGCCTTATTATATTGGTTTATATCACGCTAGATTAAGTTATGAAGAAAATGATCCTCTTGTGGTGCTAACATTTAATTATGAAGATAACCCAGAACAAACCACAGTGTCGGTTCGTTTTATGGTTGATCATGATACCTTATTCGGGACAAAAGAAGAAAAATTCATTCAACAACGAATGAAAGATATTCGTAAACGTATTGATGATTTTATTCAATTAGGTAATAAAAAATAAAAGGGCGAAAGCCCTTTTTTGTTGCACATTGTAGAAAATAGTTTTATATTTCTTCAAAAAGTTGTAAACTTCGCAAACTTTTATTCTTTGGTGACTTATGACAAATCTATCATTAAATCCTATTTTTGAAAGTTTTGCGCCAATTTTTAAGCAATTAAAAACCGTGGCAATGTCTGCGTTATTTATTGCGCCATTGGCGATAAATCATCCTGTTCGTCACACTACACACACAGTCAATATTTTCAGTGTTCAAACAGATGAAAATAAATCGATCAATCAACAAGACATAGAAAAGATTATTGATATGGTGAAAGCTGTTTCTGCTATCACTGATTTTGTTATTGCGTCAATTACGGCAGAATCATTAAGCTATATTGATTTAAGTGACGTTCTGAGACTAGAAAGCAAAATTAATAAATATGATGATCTAGCTAACAATATTATGGTCAATAATAAAACTCCAGAATTATCAACAACGCTACAATCATTCAGCAATAAAATGCACACGCTTTGCAATATGATGAAATCAGAAAAATACAAGCAACAATCAGATGAAGTAGTGTTATCACGCCTTTATCGCAAATCTGAAGATGCAGGGTACACCTACAAATCATCACATTCTTTTGATGATTTTAAAAAAGCAGTGATGATGTAGGATAACAAATGAAGATTGAGTTATCGAAACAATTTCAAGAAGGGCGTTTAAACACGCCCTTTTTTAAAGACATTCAAGCCATGTCAGATGAAGAATTGCAGCTCATCTTTGATTTTATGCAATCCATTAAACAAGGGAAACTATTAAGAGGTAAAAATAAACCATCTTGGCTTGATGATAATCTCAATGACATTCCAAATACAGAGGTTTATCAACAAAACGAAATATGGCATTATCACTGCGGCCCTTACAATAAAGGATCTAGATATTGTCCTATGAGTGGGCTAAAAATAAATTTGAATGGAGAAACATCAGGACCTGTAATTCATTATCAAAAAATATCAGATGAACATATCGTGATTATCGCTTTTTCTCCACAACACGAACCGTTCCCACGCGAATGGGACACTCCAAACCCAATCATTGACAGAGCATAATCAAAGGGCGAAAGCCCTTTTTTGTTACCTACTATTCCACACACTCCCACACTCGCCACACCGCACAATATTGCCAACAATAAGGCATTTTCTTTAACTGTGAATGCCTATGTCTGCTGAATTACAACGAAAACTAGACAACATTATCCGCTTTGGGGTAATCGCTGAAGTGAATCACGCCACTGCACGAGCTCGCGTAAAGAGCGGTGACATTCTGACGGATTTTTTACCCTTCGTTACATTTCGAGCGGGTACAACCAAAACTTGGTCGCCGCCGACGGTGGGCGAACAATGTGTGATGTTATCCGTTAGCGGTGAATTTACTACTGCCTGCATATTAGTTGGGCTTTACACACAAAATAGCCCAAGCCAATCGCCCGACGAACACGTCATTGAATTTGCTGACGGTGCCAAAATCACTTACAACCAATCAAGTGGTGCATTGGTTGTGACAGGTATCAAAACCGCCAGTATTACTGCCGCTAATCAAATTGATATTGACTGCCCCGCTATCAATATCAAAGGTAATGTGAATATTGACGGCTCTTTATCAACCACAGGCACAAGCACCACAAAAGGCAATATCAGCACGCAAGGCAGCGTGACCGCAAGCGGTGATATTAAAGGTGGCTCAATTAGTTTACAAAACCACGTCCACCTTGAACAAGGCGATGGCCAACGAACCTCTAACGCAAAGGCATAGTATGAATCGATACACTGGCGAAACATTAAAAAACGAAAGCGACCACATTAAACAATCCATCGCCGATATTTTGCTAACGCCAGTTGGTTCACGAATTCAGCGGCGTGAATATGGCAGTTTAATCCCAATGCTAATAGACCGCCCAATTAGCCACACATTGTTATTACAACTGGCGGCTTGTGCCGTCACTGCGATTAATCGTTGGGAACCTCGAGTACAGATCACACAATTTAAACCTGAATTGGTTGAAGGTGGCATTGTGGCAAGTTATGTCGCACGCAGTCGTAAAGATAACCAAGAAATGCACAACGAAAAACTATTTTTAGGACATAAACAATGAGCGAATTAGTCGATTTATCAAAACTAGATGCACCAAAAGTGCTAGAAGATTTAGATTTTGAAAGTTTGCTCGCAGACAGAAAAGCGGAATTTATCGCACTTTTCCCACAAGATGAAAGGGCATTTTGGCAAGCACGATTAAGTTTAGAAAGTGAGCCCATCACGAAATTATTACAAGAAGTGGTTTACTTACAGTTGATGGAAAGAAACCGCATCAATAACGCAGCAAAAGCCACAATGTTAGCCTATGCAAGCGGTTCAGATTTAGATGTGATTGCAGCCAATTACAATGTAAAAAGACAAGTCATTCAAGAGGCGAATAATAATGTTACGCCTAAAATCCCCGAAATTTTAGAAGATGACACCTCATTAAGATTGCGTACGCAATTAGCCTTTGAGGGGCTTTCTGTGGCGGGTCCTCGTTCTGCTTATATCTTTCACGCACTCTCTGCACACCCTGATGTTGCAGATGTCTCGGTGGTTTCCCCTCAGCCCGCTAATGTTACCGTGACAATTTTAAGTCGCAATGGACAAGGCGAGGCAGAGGAAAGTCTTTTAAATGTGGTTCGAGCAAAACTTAACGATGATGACATCCGCCCTATTGGCGACCGAGTTATTGTCCAAAGTGCGGTAATCCAATCTTATGAAATCCGTGCCAAATTACATCTTTATCGTGGCCCTGAATATGAACCAATCAAAGCGGCTGCTCTAAAAAAATTAACGGCTTACACCGAAGAAAAACACCGTTTAGGGCGAGACATTAGCCTATCGGGTATTTATGCTGCCTTACATTTAGAAGGGGTACAACGAGTAGAACTTATCTCGCCTACCGCCGACATTGTGCTACCAAGCTCAAAATCAGCCTACTGCACGGCAATTAATTTGGAGATCGTGACAAGTGATGATTACTAATTATTTACTGCCGATAGGTTCAACCCCATTAGAAAAACGTGCGGCTGAAATTCTAAAAAGTGCGGTAGAAAATCCTATTATTATTGCAGATTTAATCAATCCTGAACGCTGCCCCGCTGAATTACTGCCTTATTTAGCTTGGGCTTTTTCGGTGGATAAATGGGATGAAAACTGGACGGAAGAAGTTAAACGCATTGCGATTAAACAGTCTTATTTTGTGCACAAACACAAAGGCACGATTGGCGCAGTAAAACGTGTGGTTGAGCCAATAGGCTATCTTATTGAACTAAAAGAATGGTTTCAAACCAACCCACAAGGCACGCCAGGAACATTTAGCTTAACCGTAGAAGTGTCTGAAAGTGGTTTAAATGAACAAACCTATAACGAACTCGTGCGACTTATTAACGATGTTAAACCCGTCTCAAGACATCTCAATCAGCTCGCTATCGCCCTCTCCCCAACAGGGTCACTTAGTGCCTTTGTTGGTCAGCAATGGGGCGAAATCATCACGGTATATCCACAATAGGAATATTTATGGCATCACAATATTTTGCAATCTTAACCGACTACGGAACACGTGCTATCGCTCACGCATTAAGCCAAGGGCAACCGTTACAGCTCACCCAATTTGCTGTGGGTGATGGCAATGGGAAAGCGGTCACACCAACGGCGAACGCAACAGCTCTCGTACATCAAACGCACATTGCACCTGTCAGTGCCGTCTCTCTCGACCCTCGCAATAATAAACAAGTCATCGTTGAATTAACCATCCCTGAAAATATCGGCGGTTTTTACATAAGAGAAATGGGCGTATTTGACGCACAAAACAAACTCATTGCCTACGCAAACTGTCCTGAAAGTTTTAAACCGACAGAAAGTAGCGGAAGTGGTAAAGTCCAAGTATTGCGGATGATCTTAAAAGTAGAATCTTCTAGTGCGGTGACATTATCTATTGATAACAGTGTGATTTTTGTCACCCGACAACAAATGACACCAAAAACCATTACTGCCACAACGCAAAATGGATTTAATGAAAGCGGACACAGCCACCAAATAGCCAAGGCAAGCACCACACAACAAGGTATAGTCCAACTCACCAACGACACAGGGCTTGAAAGTGAATCTCTTGCACTCACCGCAAAAGCAGGGAAAAAACTCGCTCAACAAACAACACAATTACAGTTAAATGTCTCGCAAAATTACATCCAAAACAGCAAAAAATCCTCTGCAGTAAATAGCGAAAGCGAAGATAACGTAGCGACAAGTAAAGCAGCCAAAACCGCCTATGACAAAGCAGTAGAAGCCAAAACTACCGCAGATGGAAAGGTTGGTTTAAATGGTAACGAAAGCATTAATGGCGAGAAATCCTTTGAAAATCGTATTGTGGCAAAAAGAAATATCCGTATTTCAGACAGCCAGCATTATGCTTCACGCGGAGACTATTTAAATATCGGGGCAAACAATGGCGATTGCTGGTTCGAATATAAATCAAGCAACCGAGAGATTGGCACGCTTCGTATGCACGCTAACGGCGATTTAACCTACAAACGCCAAAAAATCTACCACGCTGGGGCAAAACCCCAATTTAATACGGATATTGAAGGCAAGCCTAATACACTTGCAGGCTATGGTATTGGGAATTTTAAAGTAGAACAAGGGCAGGGCGATGCCAATGGCTATAAAACCGATGGCAATTATTACTTAGCAAGCGGTCAAAATCTACCCGAAAATGGGGAATGGCATATTGAAGTAGTTAGCGGTGGGGCAACAAATGCGGTGCGTCAAATTGCACGTAAAGCGAATGATAACAAAATCAAAACACGCTTTTTTAATGGTTCAAGTTGGTCAGAATGGAAAGATGCAGGCGGCGACGGCGTGCCTATTGGTGCAGTTGTATCATTCCCTCGTGCGGTAACCAATCCCGTTGGTTTTTTACGTGCTGATGGTTCAACATTCAGCCAACAAACCTTTCCCGATTTATACCGCACTTTGGGCAACAGCAACAAACTCCCTGATTTAACCCGTAGCGATGTGGGGATGACGGCTTATTTTGCCGTGGATAATATCCCTGCAGGCTGGATTGCCTTTGACGAGATTGCCACACAAGTTACCGAGCAACGTTACCCTGAGTTATATCGTCACTTGGTCGGTAAATATGGTTCTATTTCAAATGTGCCACTTGCGGAAGACCGATTTATTAGAAATACAGGGAATGGGTTAAATATCGGTCAGACACAAAGTGACGAGATTAAAAAGCACGTTCACAGAGTGAGAACACACTGGGCTGATTCATCTGATAGTAGTATTTTTTATGACAAAACGAAAACTGTTATAGATTCACGATTACGCACTGCAACTACAACCGATGATAATCTCAGTGATAATGGATTTATGCATCCGCTTTTAGATACCCCGATGGCAACAGGTGGAGATGAAACTCGCCCTAAATCGCTTATTCTCAAACTTTGTATAAAAGCAAAAAACACATTTGATGACGTGCAATTTTGGGTTAAAGCATTCGGCGTTGTTGAGAACGCAGGAATTTTAGATGCGGGTACACTTGTGCAAAATATGCAAGCGTTATCTGCGAGGGTTGACCAAGAAATAAAAGAAAATAAACAATCTACTTTACAAGAAATAAACAATGCAAAAGTTGATATAAATCAGCAATTTTTGCAGGCACAAAAGAATTTATCTCAAATTGGCACATTAAAAACAGTGTGGCAAGGTAATGTAAGTTCTGGGAGTATTAATATTTCAGAAAAGTGTTTTGGTAAAACACTTATTTTGTATCTTCAGTCATCATCAGGCCACAGGCTTGATGATAATAACAATATTGAAATTGTCAGTTTTGAAGTAGGGGCAGAGATTGAAGGTAAAAGGGGCGGTGGAGTTTATTTTAGTAGTATTCGTCAAGTAATTCCACACAGTTCTGGTGGAACTAGTGTGTATCATGTAGAAGTCGAGGAATTCGCTGTGACTGTTGATAGAAACGGTACAACAATACACATTGAAGAACTTGCTGGTCGTTTTGTAAAACGTATTGATATTCGATGAAGGAGTGATTAATGAAAGTCTATTTTTTAAAAGAAAATTTGAATAGTTATCAAATTTTCCCTATTCCGCAAAACTTAAATGATTTTGTGGAAATGGAAGTAGAAAACGAATCAGAGCTTGAGACTAAACAACTTATTTATTTTAAAAGTCAATACATTCTAGTTGATAGACAACCAACAGAATTACACAAATGGAACGGAAACAGCTGGATTGTCGATG